CTTGATGCAGCGGAATGTGCCCGAATCGGTGATATACATCAGCCCTGCGAACTTCGGGCATTCAGCCTCGGAGATGATCCCTTCCGGACAGACATACCAAAAGTAGTTCGGTCGTCGATCGTCAATTGTTCCATCCGAGGCGGATAACCCTTGTAAGATGCGCATCTTATTCTGCTTATGGATTGCCTCATTCAGGAAATCCGAGTGGCTGATCTTGATCTCGCACTCGTACACGTATCCGGCTTTGGAGATTGCCAAATAATCGGATTCCCACGCATAGAAGATGAAGCCGACCATCTCGAAAGCGGGTTTTGTCAGAATTGGATGATTCCAATACAACGCCTGCTGGATGCTCTCCTCGGTGTGTTTCGGTTTGGTCGGGGTTCCTCCCCGTGTCCCTCGCATTCCCATATCGCTACATCATTTCGCGCCAGCCGGTGACTTTGGCGTGGGTTGAGTGTTCGATGAAGAATCCGCCCAATTCAGGCGCATAGAAATCGGTCTGAATCTCCCCGCTGGAACATTTTACGAGGACATTCTTATTCGCTTCGGGCATGAAGTCTTTCGGGTCGATCCAGCAGGTGTAGAATCCCTCCATTTCTTGCTCGGCGAGTTCGGCCGCATGGGTCATTGCCGCCCGGAGCTGCCATTTGGCGTGGTCGCTCATCTCTACTGTGAGATGAGCCATGCACCCGTCTATAAATTCTTTTGCTTTCTGACTTTTCATTCCTCGGTCATGTTTTGGACAAAAAGTAGTTTTGTCGCACATTTGTCGGGGTCTAATGCGCAGGCCCCCGTTTCATAGCATGCACATTCGCTGCAATACGCTTTAATCGCTTTCTCACGCATTCGCATCTCGGCATCCTGCTCGGCAAGTTCGATAGCGGTAGACACATCCCATCTTGACACGACCAACTCGCGCCCTCCGAATCTTTCAGCATACTCTTGTGCCGTACACGTGGCATGTGTAATGTATTCCTTTGCTTTTTCGCTTTTCATGGCTCAATCGTTTTCATCGTTATCGTCATCGGGATAGCTCACATCCTCATAGTTTACGCAGAAGTCGAAGCCCGGATCATCGTCGAATACGCCTTTGGTTTGGCATTCTTCGTATTTTCGGCAGTTGTAGCAATGACATTCGTTTATTTGTCTGTTGATTTTCATGGTTCTATTCTTTGCGTAATCGGATGATATATTCGGCATTCGCGCATCCTTTGTCGATCATCTGAATACCGAGGAGTTTATCGGTGGCGTAGGATCGTACCCATTCTTCGTCGCATGGGGCGAGTTGCTTACTGTCCTGCGTGTTCCCATACAGAGCGAAATGATCGTCTTCCTCGACAATGCGGCAGGGAAAGGATTTTGCTATCCGATTCATGAATCGGTTGATCTTTTGTACATGGGGAGGGATAGGAGCTTTGATAATGCGATTCCCGTCCTCGTCTTCCCGATAGCAGTTCGGGCAATAATGATGACTGCTTACCGAATGCCAATCCTCCTCGGATGCTTCTTCTTCCGCTGTGCTGCGGTCATACCATGCACTATTATCATTGCTATTGATGAGGGTATCTCCGCAACGGTCGCACGTAACGCCGTATAAAATTTGAGGTTCAATCATGATTGTTAGCTTTCTTTTGTTGGTAATTCCGTTAAAACTCCGATTTCTTTTACCGCTTCGAGGACTTGTAGAATATCCCGCATTGCCGAAAGCACGCGAGGGTCAATCCCCTCTACGGAACAATTTTTAATCACGTTTCTCTGAAAATGAATCAGAAAATCCATGTCGTGATCGATGATTGCGGTTACAATTTTATTTGCCATTGTTATGCTGCTATATTGTTTTTAATCAGTTGCGTGCAAAGTGCCTCGCAGAGAACCCGTGCCATATTGACCTCGACGGCATTGCCGATGAATTTCTTTTGATCGGCCTGCGTCCCGACGAGGACGTAATCGGATGGGAAGCCCATGATCCGCTTCAATTCGGGTATGCGGAGCATCCGCATCTTGATGTCGATGATGCCGTACAACGCCATGAAACGCTTGATTTTTGCCATCGCTGGACTGTCATCAGTGGTTACGGCGATTGTGGCTCCTTGCTGCTTCATTCGGCAGGTTACGAGCTGGTGCTTCGGGTTGGTCGTTACCGTCGGAGCGGGGGTTTCGATGCCGCAGGGCGTTCCGTTTCCGTACTGCATATCCACGAATGCGAGCCTGTCCCTTGTCGTCAGCGTCGGCGCGGGTGCGTCGATGGAGTGGTTATGCCCGTTGCCGTAATATGCCGTGATGAACGAGTGGTGATCCCATGTCGTTATCGTCCCCGCAGGTTCCTCGACCGATACGCATTTGCCCGCTGGACTGCCTCCGTAGTGCTTGGAGAGGAAATTTACCTGCGCGATGCCGAGCCGATTTTGAGTTGCGACGGTCGGGCAAGGCTCGTCGATGCTCGGAGCGTGATACTTTCCCGTGCTACTCATCGAGTTCCATTTCACCAAGAACGCCTCTTTGCCTCCGGCTACGAACTTTATCAGGCCCGCATAAATTCGTTCCAGCGTCGCATCGACGAGCGGTTTTTTACGTCCGAAAATACTCTTGCCCTCATCCGTGAAGTCCAGCACCTCGCGCACGGGCTTCCAGCGTTGCATCTGACCGAATAACCCCGTCGCGCCGTCCTTGCTGTGCGTCGGTTCGGGGAACACTATCGGGAGGCTCCCTTTGGCGAAGATGCCGAAAAATCGGCGGCGAGTGGTGTATGCTCCGTAATCGGCCGAGTTGAGAATCCGATGCGCGAATCGATAGCCGTACCCGCAGACATTCGACACCCATTGCAGGTACAGTCGTCCTGCATCTTTGCTGATAGGCTTTCCGTTCTCGTCGAGGTCGCCCCACGACATGAACTCCTCGACGTTCTCGATCTGAATGTAGTCGGGGTTGATAGCCTCGATGTATCGAAAGAGATGCTCGGCCAACGTCCGGCTGTCGGAGTCGCGGGGCTGGCCTCCTTTGGCCTTACTGAAATTCGTACATTCGAGGCTGGCCCACAGGACGACGAACGCATCGGGATATTGCCGCCGCATTTCGGCGATATGAGCCGTCAGCGGGGAGAGTTCCAACATCCGAATATCCTCCGTGAAGTGCAGCGCGTCGGGATGATTGGCGGCATGAGAGGCAATCGCATTTGCATCATGGTTTACGCATCCGATGACCTTTGCACATTGCCGTCCCTCATATCGGGCGTTTTCAACGCCGGTAGAGGTTCCACCTGCTCCGCAAAATAAGTCGATGTATAGCAGTTTCATATCGCCTTATCTTTTGGTTTCGCATTCATTCCATCGACGCGCGATCTCTTCACCGAGTTTTGTAGCGTCGGGTAATGTCTCTTTGAAGTCGCGGTACAAATCACGGCTGAATAACTTTATTTGGCCGATAGGGATATTCCAGCCGCAGTCAGGGTCTTTGATGCAGAGATCAACCCGTCCGTGATTATCATCCGGTATGCAGAGTAGTTTTACCCGTTGGGTATCGAAACTACCCTCGACGAACTGAAATTTTGGTTTGATCTCCATGACTATTCCTCCTCGATTCCCTCTTCAATTTCAAACTGCGCCAATGCCTGTTGGCAGTCGAAGCAGAAAAAGTCATTGAGTTTATCATAGATTGATTCGGGGATTTCATCTTCTTCTTCAAAGTTCCCCTCGACGCACTCCGCGCCACCCTTTTCTGCGATATATCGTTCGGAGTAGGTTTTGCCGTTGATCGTTACATCGGTTTTCCAACCGTCAGCGGTGATTTCGATATTGATTTTATTCTTGTTCATAGTTGCATTGAATTATTGATTACTACATATCCTCTCCGTCCATGAATTTACCGAGGCCGAACCACACAAAGGATTTTTGCCAATGGCGTTTCCCGACATATTGGGTAATCGACCAGCGCGTAACGACCATGCGCGGGTAGGTGTCTGTCTTGGGGTCGTACCCCTTTCCGATCTTGATATACTCTTTCCCGTTGTCGCCGCGAAAGAGCATGAAAAACTGCGATTTCAGCGGGCTGTTGTCATCTACCCATGCGCAGATCAGGATGCGCCAGCCCCGAAAGATTTTTCTAATAGCTCCGATGTGAATCATAAGTTAGCGTATTTTACTTGCGTTACATTTTCGCAGCGCACCCACATCGGGTCGTCTGCATCAATTCCTGCGTCGTCGTAAAGGGCAAATAATCGTTCAGGGAAATTGCATGAGATTACTTTGTACCAATGTCCTCCGTATTCAGCCAACATCCCAGCGCAGAATCGTAATGAATCGAAATCTTGCTGTGTCATAGCCTATCATTTTACAATTTGAGTAGGGTTACAGCTGAAATTCCAGTCGGTTACGTCTGCACAGCAAGTGTGAATTTGCCCCATGTTCATCCCGCATTGGCTTTTCACGATCTGAATAGCCATCTGACGCGAACCTGCTTTGACTTCGAATGTTCCCTCGAAGACGAATTTCGCTCTGACTTTGTAGCTCCGACTTCTCGGATAGGTTTTTAATTTTACTTCTGTCCCCATTGCGTTGAATTTTGTGTTTTTGCGCTGTTTTCTGCGATATGCCGCATTATTTCGGATTCTCCGGCCATCTTATCACCATTGCCTGAAACTCGCGGCAAATCGCCTTAATTTCATTTATCCCGATAGGTCTCATTCTTGAAAATGATGACTTCGAGCATCTCGTTGAATCGGTCTGCGATGCGGTTGCCGTACTTCTCGCGGATTTGCGACTTTGTGAGGTTGGTCGTGATGAACGTGAAGAGCTGCAAATTGTAGCGGTATTCGAGCATATCGACAACCGGATTGAGGACGTTTCCATAGTCGAGAACCTCTATCGGTTCGCGCCCCATATCCTCGATAGCGATCATCGGCATATTGCGCAGGTCGCGGAATGCCTCGAAATCCTTTGCGAACATGACTACCTCCTTTGCATCAACGATCCGAATGCCGGCCCGTTTGCCCTCGAAATGCCCTATATTGTTAAGCCAATTCACCGCCGACTGAAAGGCATACAGGAGGGTTGTTTTGCCATTTCCGGGTACGCCGCAGAGCATTACCCCGAACTTGGCATCGTTGCGGATCAGGAATGCCGCCAGCCGTTCGATATTGGTTTTGGTCGCCTCGTCCTCGATGAACTTGCGGTGGCGATATTCGACCTCCGCCTGATATGCTGCCAGCAGAATATCCGTTGCCTGCTTCAAGCTCACCGACCACTTAAAATTTCCCCTCGTAGTCTTCCGGCCGAGTAGCAGTCGCTTCAGTCCCTCGACGTTTATCACATGATCTTTGTTGATTGATTCCATTGCGTTTGTTATCTTCTTTTTGCCACGTTGCCACCGCCGCGCGCCAATTTTTCATCTTGTTTTTGCCGACATACCATCCTTTGCTCTCGTAAAAGTTCACGAATCGCTCGGCGTCCACCGTATAACCCTTTTCCCTGATATAAGAATCTACCTCCTCAATAGAGGGCGGGGAAAAGCGTTTTTCGCTTTTTCCACTTTTCCCCTCTCTATTGTCTTTTATATTCTTATTATTCTTATCTTCTGTGCAGGGGTCGTTGCACCCGTCGTTGCAGGGGTCGTTGCTCACCCCGTTGCACCCCGTCGCGTTATTCTGCTGGTAATCATCATAATTAACTATCGCAATTATCGTTGCACGGGTAACGGGGTGTTTTGAGCGGCTTATCATCTGATCTGCTTCGAGTAGAGATAGAAATTTGAGGATGGTATGCTCGGATGGCCTACGTTTCACGCCGTCGTCATCCTTATACACCCACCTCTCTTGGAGGTAGTGGACGGATGCGATCAGTTGTCCCCGTTTGATGGTGACGAGGACTGACTTCACAAGGCGTTTGCTATCTTTCCATTCGGCGAGCATCAGCAGGTCGAGCCACCACTTCAAATAGCGGGGCCGTTCCCAAATCCAATGCTCCCGAATGGTTTGATATATTTTTATCCATCCTCCCATCATCTATTTCCCCACGAAAGCAAAGTAGATTTCAGCGAATTGTTCCCCGGCGTATTTC